AACTCTTTAACATGCCGTTGTGAGCTGGGTAAACATGCCGCCATTGGCAATCTGTAGACAAAAAAAGAGCGCCCCGCCGAAGCGGAGCGCGTGGATGATGGGCGTGAAGTCGTCGAGCATAGGCTAACCTTTAAGGTAGTTCACGCCCTGCTGGAACGCCTGGTCGACCGATACTTGCTGCCAGCTGCCGCTCACCTTCTTGTAAGCGGTCTGCACCAGCTGCCACGTCCCGTTGACCTTCACGTAGAGTTCGGGCTGCGCGCCGCTGGACGAGAACACGATCGTGTGGTCTGCCACGACGTTCGACACCGTGTAGACGTAGCCCGACGCTTCGTACGTGACCGTCCACGTGGCGCCAGACACCAGGCCGCCGTACACGCCGATGGTGTGCTTGAGGATGGCGTTGTCCAGCTCCGAGCGTGTCCACGTGCCAGGTGAGAGCGTGTAGACCTTGTCGGTGGTCGAGTCCGTCATGTCGGTGTAGCTGCCCTTGGCAGTAGTCCCCGAATAGCACTGGACCCGTGAGATTTCGCGGCTCTGCGACGTGTCCTCGCAGTGGCCCTTGACGGTGACGGAAACGCTCTGGATCGTGGCGTTCGGCGGGATGTCCGAGAAGTCGAAGTGGTAGTCGATGTACGTCGAGCCGGAGCCGCCCTGCGTGGTGGAGAAGTAGTCGTTGCCGGTTCGGTTCGACGTATCGCTCCCCTTGCCGATGGTGCTCTGGTAGTTCGTGCCGTTGATGGAGCCGCCCGTGGTGTACGAGCCTGGGACCGCAGACACGCTGCCGCCCTGCTCCTGGACGAACTGGCTCGTGACGTTCACGCCGTTGTCGGTGACGGTTATCCCCGACAGCATGTTCGTGGTCACTTCGACATCCGAGCCTTCTAGGACGCTCGACGTGCCAGTCGGCGTCACGGTCGCGGACGTGTTGTTCGTCACGGTAACGTCGTGATAGACGGGGATGGTGTACGTGACCTCGATCTCGGCGCCGTAGATGTAGAGGTAGCCCTGCGTGTTACGGCTGCTGCGCCTGATGGTCAGCCTGATGCCCAGGTTCGAGCCGAAGCCCTTGAGCGTGTCCCACGTACCCGTGTACGGCACGGTTATCGTGTTCGTTGAAGTGCCGAAGCTGCTCGACGCCGCAGAAGCGCCCGTGATGGTGCTCCACGTCGTGCCAGACGAGTTGTTGTAGAGCCTCGGCGCGTAGCTGGTGCTCGTGGACAGGCCGCTCTCGTAGCCCTTCACGTGGATGGCGAACGACGACACGACCGCGTTGCTGGGAACCGACGAGAAGTTGAAGCCCTTGAGGTACAGGTAGTAGCTGGAAGTTCCGCTCGTCGTGTGCGTCACCCTCGCGGGGTTCGAGCTGTTGCTGGTGTCCTCGTAGAGCGAGTCCTCGTTCTGGTTGACCACCACCGTGCCGGTGACGGCGTACGAGCTCGCGACTAATTTCACGGTGGTCATAGGCTACACCGTCTTAAGCCAGATGTCGCCGTTGCTGCCGCCTGACGGGTTGGACGATGACACGTAGTAGGTGGCGAACGTGACGCTGCCGCTCGTCAATGTCCCGTTGGCTGCGTGGAAGCTGCTACCTGAAAGCACGGTCGATGCCGTGGCGGTCGTGTCGGTCACATCGTCGAATCGGGCAGTCCCACCCCCCGTTTTCGGCAACGTCAGCCACGGCACGTTGCTGTAGCTGGCGCCGAGCCAGGTGATGTTAGCCATGAGTCACCCCTAGGAGATAGTCAGGTGGTAGTCGGTCGAGTCCTGGACGATGGAGGGGATTTGCGCGCTCCCCTGCACATTGAAAATCGTCTTGCCAGCCACGATGTTCCCGCTCACCAAATTGCTGTCACCAAGGATGGTTTGCTTGGCTGTGAGGTACGTGCCAGCGGCGATTTCCTGGTTTGTCGTTCCTGGCGTGTACGTCGTCGAGCCCTTCGTCGTCACGGACGCCGTCAGGCTGACCGAGGAATTGCCGGCAGTGCCGCTCGAAATGTAGCCGGCGGTCGAAATGCTCGGGGTCACGCTGATGGTCTTGCTAAGGGTCAGCGTGTTCGTGCCAGTCGAGACCGACGCGCCCGTGCCGCTGATGGACGCTGGCGCCGTGGCGGTGCCGCTGGCAACGTTCTTGGTCGCCTGTGTTGCGTAGTAGCCAGACGGCACGGTGACGGTCGCGCCCGATGCGCTCAGGTTGCTGCTGGTCTTGGTCGGGATGCTGCCCGTGACCTTCGTGCCCTGCGAGTAGGCCGTCACGCCGTCGAGCATCTGGGAGCCGCTGGTCAGCGTCGCGTCGGAGGTGTCATCGAAGCGAGCCTCGTCCTGGGAGTTCTGGATGGGAATTGATACAAACGGAACGTCATCGTAGTTTACGTTCCGAATCACCACGTCTTTCGCCAATGTAGTTCCTTTCTACGATACGGTGATGGAAACCCCGTCATAGGTGATTAGCCCGTAGTTGGACGGAATCGGCGCCACCGTGACGTTCTGCGAGAGCATCCTGGACGCGGTGGGCAGCGTCTGCGCGGTCTCGCCAGGCGTGACCGAGTAGCTGCCCGAGTACGGGATGCCGCCAACTATCACGGCGCTCGCCACGTCCACGACGTTCGCGGCAGCCGTCGCGACCACCGTCTGCACAGCTGACTGCACGATGACGGTCTCGCCGCTGTGGCGTATCTCGACGGCCATCTTACTCACCGTCGAGCGCGTAGGTGTCGACGATGTTCACCACGCCGTAGGCACGCCTCACCTGCTCCGCTGACGTGGTGACAATCAAGTCCCAGTTCATCTTGCCGAGCGGCAAGTCCTCGGACACGGTCGACGGGATGGTGACGTAGATGCCGTTGTCGGCGCACGTCACGCACGAGTCCAGGTCCACGAACAGCGCCTTGTCCTTGCTCTGGAACGCCATGTTCGCCGTCGATTGCGAGTGGTCGATGACATGGCCCTCCGAGTCCTTGTGGACTACCGTGAACGTCAGCGAAGTGGACTGCGGGATGGTCAGGTTGACCTCCGCGAGCCCCTTGCTTCCAATATCCATTAGTATCTCCTTTCAGAGAGCATCCAGAGAACCGTCACGACGAACAGCGCGGCGCCCAGGCACATGAACGCGAAATCCATCTATACCAACTTCATTCTGATTGCTTCGAGCTGAACGCCCATGCCGTCCGAGCCTGATGCGTAGCCTTCGAGCGTCCAGGACTTCCATCCCCAGCCTGCCTGGTGAACCTGGAAGTAGAGCTTTCGCTTGTCGCCTGCTGGTCGCTTCGTGACTTCCACAATCAAGTCCTCGATGCGCTTGGACTCGCCCACGGTTCCGATAATCGGGTCGTTTGCAGACGAACCCTCGCCGCTCGATTGTCCCTTCTTGATGCCGCTGTACATTTTCCAGCCGACATCCTGGATGTGGACTTTCACGCGCAGCTCGTAGCCGTCAGGCGGTGTCACCTTGAACGCTTCGAGCCGTGCGCCGTAACCCACGGTTCCTGCAATCTGCCCGTCCCTCACGGGAGTGAGCCAGCCTGCGTCCTGGACGTGCGCCCTGTACAATAGATTCGCGTCGTTGACTGGTTTGCTATCTTCTTGTTGCGGAGTCACTGGTTCCTCCTTGAAAACTCGGCGCACCATCCAAGTGATGCACCCGTAAGCCTGCATCCAAGCCTGCGCCCATTTCTCCTGTGGGCCGTAGCCGCCAGGATGCCCTATCATGGTGCCGCCGCCGCAGTACAGCTCTATGTGGCACAGGTAGTGCGAGAAGCTGTAGTCGTTCCAGTACGTCGCCGTCATGAGGATGAGGTCGCCCGGCTGCAAGTCGTCCCACGGTATCTCCGATGGGTAATGCCCACGTGCGACTTCCCAGCCTGCATAGCTCTCGTCGCCCGTCCACGTGCCGACGTCGTAGCCGAACTGCGCGTAGCACCAGCGGACGAACCCTGAGCAATCCGTTCCTCCCGACTGTTCGGGATTCATCCGCGCCCATGCGTCGTTGGTGTAGTACCACTGGCCTGCCTTGGAACGGGCGAGCGCGATGAGGTCGCTACCTTTGCCCATCTTCTTGCTCCTTCGGACGCTCGATTGTGCAGGCTTCCATCTCCGGTGTCTGCACGACCTCGGCGTTGCATTTCTGCTCATCGGTCATCTTCGACACCAACCAGCGGCGAAGTACCATCGGTTTCTGGAAGCCCAGCGATGCTAGTCAAAAGCGACAGGATTCCAGCCAGCAGAGACGCGCTGCCGACGAGCATCCAGTCGACGTCGCTCATGGCCGCACTAACACCGATCGTGGCGACGGCCGTCTGCGCGACGGTCTTGACCGCGCGGATGCCAGCTGCTTTGAGCCAGCGTTTCGTCGTGTCCTTCATTGTTTGCCCCCTTACACGAGGTGGTTGATTCTGTCCTCCAGGCGTTTGTCGGCCTCTTTCAACTCGTCGATGCGCTTGAAGGCGGTGTTCACGTCTGATTCGAGCTTGTACGTGCGCTCTATGACGCTGTTGTGCTTCTCAACGTCGCGGCGCAGGTCGGCGATTTGCGATTGCGTCATCTTGTCGTTGTCCACGATCAGCGTCTCGAGACGTGCGAGCCTCGATGCGATCGCGGCGTAGACCGAGCCGACCGCGATAATCACCGTCACGATGGTCCCGATGTACGGTGTCAAATCCATGGCTGTCCTTCCGATGTTGTTCCGTTCGTTGCTCTGCAAATTCCCAGACGGCACGGCGGCGCGTTCGGGCATGATGTTCCTGGGAATTTCACCCGACCACCCCCTATCGGAAGGAGCCACCATGCTGTTCGAGGAAGCCTGCTACCTGTACGTCGAGGCCAAGAGCGAGGGGCGCAAGAAGGTGCGCCCGAACACCCTAGAGGGTTATCTGTCGGCGATACGCTGCCACCTGATGCCCAAGTGGTCAGGCCGCGAGATGGAGTCGATAACCGCCGACGAGCTGCAAGCCTGGGTCGACTCGTTCGAGCGCCCAGGTGCCGCACGCAAGGCGTTCAACACGTTCCGCCAGATTCACCGCTGGCACCTGCGCACCCATAGAGTGCGTATCTACGACGAGACGCAGGGAGTCGAGCTGCCCACCGCGCCGAGGCGCAAGCCAGTTGCTCTCACTGCCAAGCAGGCCAAGCAAGCACTGCGCGACATGCGCGGCGAGACGTTCGAGCCTGCCGCATTGGTTCAGCTCTCGTGCGGTCTCAGGCCGTGCGAGGCCATCGCGCTCACGTGGTCAGATGTCAACCTGTCCACTGGCGAGGTCCGCGTGACCAAGGGTCTGCACGAGGCGTTCGGCGAAGTGTACGAGTCACCCACCAAGACCGAGAAGTCGACCAGGACGGTCGTCCTGCCGCGCTACGCGGTCGAGCGTCTACGCGCGTTGAAACGCTCGGTGTCGCCCGCGAAGTCCGACAGGCTGTGTATGTTGCCACCTGGCCAGTACCGCCGGCAGGTGCGCTCCTGGTTCCGAAGGAACGGTATCAGGATGTGCGCCCAGTGG